AAATTTTTAGAATATATGACAATAATAATGGCGTCTGTAGGAACAATTTCTATGTTTTCTGCTGTTGGTGCTATAGAAACAGATCAGTATTTACTTGCTGGTTCTGCTTCATTATTAGGAATCACAAGTTATATGCTTGCCCTATACTCACAAGAACTTTACAAGGAGGCTGAATAATGGTTACACCACAAGAATATAATAAATTGAGAAATGAAGAACTAATATTAAAAGCTGCTAAATCAAGTGGTGCTAATAAGGCAGAAATGCTACACGGATCATTATTCGTTACCTTTACACCAGGTTTTGTAGATGTGCTGTCACAAGAATTAAAAGGTGTGCTAGAGAAACTTCTTGACAATACAATGGTTAAGATGTATAATATTAACAAAGGCGAATACGCTTACGACTTTATATAACAGAAGGAGAACATTATGAAGATACAATTAGGAGATACAATTAAAGACGAAAAAGGAAGAGAAGGCGAGATAACTAATATCGGTATCGCTACTGATAAGAATGATATCGCTGGTGAATTAGGAGTTAATGCGAAAGAGTATGATACAGAATTAAATTATACTGGTGCAATTACTTTTGGTTCTAACTGGTGCTATTTTGGTCAGATCGCTGAAGTGATTAAAAAAAATGAGTTTGTTTCAGATACATCATGGATGAAAGAAGATTCAGATATCGATATCGCTTTAAATTTAGAAAATGAATCTATTGAAGAAGAAAAAAGATTAAAAGATATAGATGATGAAATAAGTTGGAGTAAATAATGATAAAAGGTGAGCAAGGGTTTATTACGGCAATACTTACACAGGCAGTTGAAGACGCCAAGTACACAGGTTCTAATAAACAAGATATAAAACACAAGATGGAATCAATCAATTGGATTATGAATAGTGATCCACAGTTTACTTACTATTGCAAATTAATTAATATTGAACCTAGTTATGTTCAAAATAAAATTAAAAGATATAGCGAAGTTAAATATACTAAGGAACAAAAACCGATAGTACAAATGTTAGAGAGGAAGAATAATGAGTCAAGACGTATTGGGATATAGTTCCCACGACTGGAGAAAACATACAGATAACGCTGTTGTAGCAACAGGATCTAAACTAATACCAGTTAATGATTGTAAAGTATTCTTTACTCACCCTAAAACGCTTAAAGATACAGAAGTTGATCTATCAAGATTGATTAGAGTATTTGTAAACAATATAGAAAGTCATAAGAGAAGTGTCAAGTAAAGAAGAAGATAAAAAATTAAAAGAAGCGTTTGATGATGTTTTTAGGTACTCCTTAATTATGGGACTAAAGTTTCCGTGGCAGATGATTGCGGCTACTTTAGTTACCATAGGTTTAAGAATATATAAAACAGTATTAGATGATGAAGGGTATAAAGGCATGACAGATTCGATAAATAAAAATTTTGATGAAATAGAACCATTTAAAGATGAAACACTACACTAACAAAGGAGAAAGATGAGCAACCCATATGATAAACAAGTAGGTGGAGACCACTATTCTAAAATGAAGATACAACCTGCTGAATTTATAAACAAGAACAAACTACCCTTTGCTGAAGGCAATGCGATTAAGTATATTTGCAGGCATATAAATAAAGGTGGAGAACAAGACCTACAAAAAGCGAAACACTATATTGATATGATAATCGAGAGAGATTACGGAGATGACGCCGAGAAAAGTAAAGTTTTTTCAGGTGATGTTAAAGTATCATATAGTAGCGATGAAATATTTTATCCATCAGGAGTTAGTATAAATGAGAAATAAACTATTCATATTATTACTTGTATCACTATTATGTGTGAGTTGTGTTAGTAAAAATAAAAAATTAGAAACGCATCCTACTGGTGAAACCAGTCAATTAAAAGCATTAGATAAATTTTGGGACTTACTTAGGCCATTGAGAATTTTAAATGGTGCAGGCGCCGTAGAGTTTAATTAGAAATCTTTAGTTATTGCAAATTGGGGTTGTTCTTTGCAATCAACGATAACTGTATTAATATCATCTACATTACAAGATACTTTAGTCTTCCACCCACAACTAGATATTGTGATTACTATTATTAATAATACTATTACTTTCATTCTTGGATTTTGCCTACTCTGGTACCTAGCTGGTTTCTGAAGGACGCACATGAGTACTTATAAGAATAAGGATCTTGACATTGATAGAAAAAAGAAATCGGTCGTCCTAGAGGATATTAGTTTAGATTAATTACACTTGCGTTGATATCAACTTCACTACCACCATTGATAGTATTCTTACCTGTATTGATTGTATGAGTACCTGAGTTTTGTGTAAGAGCATTTGTTGTAGATGTTGTTTTAAAATTACTTGTTTCTATGATCGATCCGATAACACCTATATTCATACCACGACCTACCTGCATATTTAGATCACGACTGGCATTGATGTTTATATCACCTGCGTCAGCACCTGAATTTAGTGTTGTCATATTAATGTTACCACCGTTGACCTCCACATTAAGACTTGCCCCTTGACCAACCTCTATATTATAATTATTGCCAGACTCACCTTTACTGTTGACTCTAACTCTTAAACCTTTGTCAATCGTGGCTCGAGAGTTACCTTGTATATGACAGTAATCATCATTTGTAATTATGTTATAATTATCTTTCACGACCTTTGTGACTTTAGTACCTTCTGAATCGATCTCATATCCTGTACCTGTTGTATGTCTTTCATGTATTCTCTCATTATCTTTTGTGTCGTCAAATTCTTTTATATGTCCACCTTCTGTTTCATAGACATGATTGTTAGGGTATACAGCGGCATGAGGTATTGCAGGTTGATCCCACTTACCATTATTTTCTGTGTCGAGATCGGCAGGAAAAGGTGCAACACCACCGACAACACCATCTATCTGTGCCGTACCTACGGCAGTTTCCCTCGTGGCACGTCTTTGTATCAATGTGATATGAGGATTTAATTCTTCGCCTTCGGCACCTCTCTCATTTACCGCTAATCTATTTACATCTGACTCATTACTATACTTTGGAAAGTTACCATTGAGATAATCTTGAAAACCTTTTGTTGCGTCTTTTGTAGGTAGATTTTTAGGTACGCCAGGTAGTGTACCCATGATTACAGGTTGTTGTGCTGATGGTCCGTCTGTAAAGAAACCTACAACCCATGTGCCTTCGACAACACCTAATGGCGTCTGTCCTATACCTGATACGGTTGCACTTGTGATAGGATTCATTGGGTGTGCCCATGGTAGATCCTTGGTAGGTAATTTAACTAGGTCTTCGGTATGATAACCTAGACATCTTACCCTAACTCTACCTAATGTTTTAGGATCATTACGATCTTCAACAACTCCTACGAACCATTGAAAGCCGTCTTTACCCATAAAATTTTTCATAATACTATTTCTTTAACCTTATTGGTTTAAGTCCTGTTTCTCTATTTAAATATTTATAGTCTAGTTTGACAACATCAAAATCATTCTTGATCTTTTCAGCGATGACATACGGATCAAACTCGGCACAACTGTAAACGTCTATCTGCATTAATGCAGGATTGGGTTCGTCCCACACATGAATGGCGATGTGACTTGTTTCTATGACCGCTATGCCTGTGATACCTCGATTGCCCTCCATCTTACAGTACTTGACATAAGGACCCATTAATATTTTCATATCGATTGAATCGATAAATTCTCTCATCCAATGCTGTAATTGTTCCTCGTCTGTCGGGACCCTATTTGCCTCTGCTCGTATGATAAGATGTTTATGAACCTGTATTGGATTTTTCATACGGCATGATATAATTAATTATCGACCTTCGCACCTGCACGCCATTGATAACATGACCAATATCTTGCGGTCGTCTTGTCTTTTGCTGTATCACAATTGTGCCTCGCACGGAAGGATTTACGCCTCGCAGGATCATCCCTTTTAATTGATAGACCTGTCGTATCACCAAATGATACCTTGACGATATTACCTTTAGGGTTCTTTACATAGACATAGAACTTCTTACTACCACCACGAATTGGATCGTTAAGTTTCACCTTCTTGCCTTGATATTCTGCCTCTTCTAAAGGTAAATCTTTATAAGTGTTCTCACAAATGGCATCGATGGCCTCTACCTGTTTTAAAGTCTTCATAGTACTATTTATACCTCTCAGCACCACGAAGTTTTTTTAGAGATTTTTTTTGGGATTTTGATCAGTTTCGAGATCCCGAACTCGACTGCTTTGTTAGGGTCAAGCGTAACCCAATCTTACTCTTTGTCTTCCTGAGTATGGGGCTCGTTATAATCGGATTTATCGTTTGCGACCAATAGACACTCCGCCTGTATCGAAGCAATATTCTCATCAATCACCTGACGAGGCGCCTTGTTCTCGCCGTACTTCAATTGTCGTAATCTATTCGCCATCGATTGAATCGAATCTATCTTATCGCATAATTCACTTATCTTATGTATCATGCAACCATTATAACATATATCGATGCCAATGTCAAGCCGTCATTGATAATGCCCTTTTCATGTATTCGTGACTGTCGTATTTCTCTCGCCTGGCCAACTCCCTCGTATGAGAGATAAGTTTGTCTTTAAGTTTGAGTTTCTTCTTCTTTAGATTGGCTATGAGTGTGCGATTGTAATAGTTTGTCTTCTCTAGGTGGGATATCTTTCTATCGAGGTATTTGTGTTTTCTTTTGTAAGTTTCTTTATTTGACATAAATCTCCTTATATTAGATTACTTAAATACTTATAAGGGGAAAAAATCCTACGAGAAAAAATTTAGATATATTCCTGCCGAGATCGTTTGAGATAGGAGAGTATCTATGCCCTAACAGATCCCTTATGTACTCTAACTGTATTATACCAGAGATTGGGGGTGTCGTTTCAAATGCTATTATTATACAGATATAATATATTACTTACGTTCCTTCTCCTTATAGAAGTACTCATCGCTATCACCGAACACCCACTTGCTATCCTGCTCACAGAAGTAATACTTGCTGGCGACCTTGAAGTCAGGCGTCTTTAACTCGCTCGGCGTCAGCGACTGTTCGTACCACAGCATCCTATTGTTAGGTTGTGCGAAGAACTGACCGTTGACCAGCTTACCGAAGTTGAACTGCTTGTGTTCAGACGGCACCTCTGCGACAGAAGTGTTTATCATATTGGGGTCGCTGTGTACGCTGTCTATGGTGAACAGGTACTCGCCGCCGACCTTACCCCTGCCGGGCACATAGATATCGACATCACAATTACGAAGCATACGCTTGGTCCATATCTGTATGTCATAGGAGAAGGCGTCCCACAATTCAATCTCACCCAACGGCAATTGCTCTTCTGGTTTTATATCCGTACGCCAGACGAAGGCACTCAACGGAAACTTATCGAAGCAGGCACCGTAGTTAGGTAGGTATGCCTCGAAGATCAACGCCTTGCCCTGCATGGACTTGACGGCGATCAGCACACACTCCTCGAACTCACCATGACCTTTCGTGAGGTCATAGAGATACTCCTTCTTCACATAACACTTGATATATGGTACATTCGCCACAAAATTCATTCGAACTCCTCAAAGTTTTTACCGATACCCTGCCGATTAAGTACACAACAGGAACCACTATAATTGACTATTTAATTGCCGTCTGTTCCTCACGACTATAACCATCATAACATACCTCTGCCGACTGTAAAGCATAGATATTACAATACTTTCTTACTACGCATCCTTACACTTACAGTCATCACATACACACGGACCACCTGTATCTAACTCATCGCTAGGTGTATGCATGACACTCTCACAATGACAATCACAATGGCATTTACTACATTGCTTTACCTCATTCGTGAGTACTAATATGTCTTCCCTATCTATATCTGCCATATATCTATTTATACCTACTACTGCGATTGCTGAGATTATCACTCGATTATTGGGTGGAGACCTGTTGGAAAAAATCTCTAGCGACTGTGGGATAGAGAGGTCTAGGTGAAGATGTCGCTGTCTATTTCTTCTATACTAAATGATTGTTTGGTCTT